GGCAAGATTGCGGAAGTTAATATGCGAGGTTTTGAAAAGGCAAGCGAGGCAGGCAAATTGGCTATGCTTAAAAAGGTTCTTTTAACTTGCGAGAATGCAAACTTACTTATAGAACAGTTGCCACGACTTGCGGAGTTTATCGCCTCAATGGAAAGCGGAAACACGGCACAACAGGCATTAGTTGATAGTGCGGAAATAACTTGTAACTTCGGGCGAGGCGGAACACTCACAAGGCTTTTGAATAGAACCATAATGCCATTCCTTAATCCCGCAGTTCAAGGCGCAAGCAAATTTATTCGCAACATAACAGGAGCGAGGACAGCGAGGGCGATTGGTAGTTTAGTGCTTAAAGCAACAATTCTTGGAATTTTACCACAAGCGCTGTCAATGGCGATGTATAAAGACGATGAAGAATATCAAGGAATGACCGACTACACAAAAGAGAGTTATTGGTTATTTAAGATTGGTGATACTTGGGCGAAGATACCGAAAGGCAGGGTAACGGCATTTATTACAAGCACATACATACACGGCGATAAAATAGCAAAGGGTGATGATGTTTGGAAGAATGTCAAGGCGGTTGGAAAGAGTTTCACGCAGAACCTAACACCAGTAGAAAACTTTGGTCGAACAATATTTAGTCCGCTTTATGACATAAAGACAAATACGACTTGGTACGGCGGAAATATTGAGAATTTAGGCTTGCAAAAAATTGAACCACGCTACCGTTATGACGAAAGCACAAGCAAACTCGCTATATGGTTAGGCGACAAGATAAATTATTCACCGAAGAAAATTCATTACATTTTCGACCAGTACAGCGGAATTTTGGGCGACATTTTATTACCAGCCACGAACAGCAAGGCGGAAATGGATATTTTACAAAGTAATTTTACGGTTGACCCCGTAACGCAAAACCGCTACACACAAGAATTTTACGGCTTGTTAGAAGAAACGGAGTACGCAAAGAACAATGCCTTGCGAGTAGGCGACACAGAAGCTGAAACCGATTATAAATTGCAAGTGCGTTTTTTGAATAAGACGAAACAAACCGTGTCATACCTTTATGACGAGATAAGCAAGATACAGGCGAGCGACCTATCAAATGCCGAAAAATTGGCACAAGTGCGGGTTTTAAGGGGAAGTATCAATCAAGCCTACACAACGGCTTTAACGGACATTGACGCAATTAGAGAGGCAATCGGGGCGACCGCATACATTGAGGACTACGATTTGCGATTTGCGGAAGCGACAAGGCTTGTTTACGGAGCGGAAAGAGCGTTGAGAGATTACAACACAAAGGTTTATGAAAAAGCACAGGCAGCGAACAAAGCAGGGGTAAGTTATGAAAACTATTACGAGGCTTATTTCAAAATCCGTGACATTGAGAGCGAGAAAGACGAGCAAGGAAATGTTATTGTTGGGAGCAAGAAAACTCAAACGCTCAAAACGATTGCTGAACTGAAAATCCCGACACCACAAAAATTGTTTCTCATTTACATGCAAGGCTACACGATTAAAGACGGCGATGTAAGAGGCTACACGGAAGCGAGGGCGAAAAATGTTGTTATTTCATACATAAAGTCGTTAAATTTGACGGCAGACGAGAAAAAAGCATTAATTGAGATGTGCGGACTATAAAAAAGATGTCCCTACCCTGTTCCTATCTTGTCCCTACCTAAATGCTTTTTTATGTAGTTTTAAATGATAAAATAGAAGTGTAAAGAAAAAAGCAGGGTAAATTTAACTAAATAAAATGTTGTGCCTATGCCTTTGTGCTTGTGCCGTATTCCATTAATTTGGGGTGTGGCTTTTTATAAAAAATATTAAAAAGGAGGTTGAGGAAATGAAAAAGGCGAGCAGATATGCAACAAACAAAGCAGGAATTATCAAAGCTGAAAGACCAGTCAGCGACCAGCCAAAAGCTACCGTTGTCAAAGGTAAAGACCTCAGGACGGGCAACAACAAGAAATAAGGGAGGAAAGTGTGGAAAACGAATTATTGAAAGATGAAGTTGTGGAAAGCGAAACGGCGGCATTAGAAACGGAAGAATACGACATTTCAGATGATGAGAACTCCGTTGTCGAGAGCGACATTGCAGATGATGACGATAACGAAGCCGCAGATATGGCGGAAGCTAAGCGAGTAGCCGAAGCCGAAACAACCTCTGACGAAGATGCCGAAAAGGTAGCCGAAGTCCTACCGCAAGAAAACCTTGACGAGGCAGAGCAAGCAGAGCAACCAACTGAACCTATTATTGAGCAACCCAAAGAAGATATTTGGAAACTGAAATACGAGCAATTACGGCGTGAAACTATAAATGCAGTGAAAGCATTCGGAATTGAGGTAAACGATACCGAAAGCGTAGAGGATATTTTAGACAAAACGCAGGCAGAGTTTGAGGGAATTTCGGTTGACGAATATCGGAAGAAAAAGGAAGAAAGGGAGCTTATAGAAAAAAGCAGAGCGTTGATTGAACAGCAAAAATATGAGCAGATATGCGCAATGGATTTAATCGAGTTAAAAAAATCATTTCCACAGTTGGCGACATTAAAGCACATAAGGGAAATCGGCGACCTTGAAGAGTTTAAGAAATTTGGAGAGTTGCGAGATAAGGGGTTGACCGTTAAAGAAGCCTATATGGCAACGGTAGGAGAAAAACTTATGAACACGCAGGAACTTGCGGCAAGGCAGGCGGCTATTAAGAACTCGAAAGAGCATTTAAAAGCGACTACAACGAGCAAACAAACAGCAAAGGGGTACGAAAGCATACCCGAAGTAGACAAAATTTTGTGGAAAGGATATTTCCCTAACTTGTCTAAAAATGAGATAGCGGAACTGTATTTCGCATCTAAAAAGCAAATTAATTAAGGAGAAAAAATTATGTTTACATTAGTAAAAGTTTTGAATGGCAGAACGCCTGTACCCGAAGTTGTTCTAATGCCTACAACGGCAGAAGAAGTCTACAAGAGGGGCGAGGCTTTAATTGTTTCATCAGGCGCAGTAATAAAATGTCCAGCAACAAGCGAACCGCAGTATATATCAGAAGAAGATTATACCGCACCTGCAACAGGTCAAAGAGAAATTAGATGTTTTTTGGTCGAAAGCAATCAACTTTGGGAAGCACCCGTTGACTTTTCGGCGACACCAGTCGCGCTGGTCTTGGGTACAAAACTTGAAATTGATACATCTGGACTTGGAGTTACCGATGTTACTACAACGGGCGTAGCGACATTATTTGATACACTTGATGCAGACGATGATGACGGCGATAAAGTAATCGTCCGTTTTGAGTAAAAAGGAGGAAATAAAAAATGGGATATGCTTATTCAACAGCGACAATCGATAAAGAGTTTTTGGGGCAGTTTCTGCACCCAATTAAGGCTCTTATCAAGTCGGAATCAGACAATTTCAAAAAGCAAAAAGGAGTGTTGGATTTACTCTTTAATGTAGTGGACACCGATACGGCTACTTTTGCAATCACACAGCAGAACGGGCTTGATTTGTTTCAAGTAAAGGAAGAGGGGCAGTCTTCAAATGTTGACTACATTACGGGCGGTTTTAACAAAACAATAACGCACAAGACATTCTCTAAGACAATCTTTATGTACGAAGAAGCAATGCAGGATAGCGTAATGGGTATTGGAAAGGACTTACATATAAAATTGCCCATTAAGACACAAATGGACGCAAAACAACTGCCCGAAGCGTTTTTCAGAACAAGAACAAGACTTGGTGCGTGGGCGTTGGCAAATGCAACGGCTGCATCGGCAAAATTCGGTGGCAAGGACTGGGATTTGACCGCACCTGACGGATTGCCATTGTTTTCAAACGCACACAAGTACAGCAATCCAAAGTATTCGGCGAAAACACAGTCAAATTATTTTTATGGCGATGTGTCGGCGTCTACGGCAGAGTTCACCACAGCGTTGGCAAAAATTTCCAACAAAATGAGGAACTTTAAGGACGAGCAGAACGAAACAATGGGATTTGTTCCTGACATTTGTGTTCTTCCTTGCAATCGTCCCGCTTTTGAGGCTATCGCAAAGACCGTAATTGGTTAAGAGAGAGTGGCGGGCAGTGCAAACAACGACATCAACATTCAGTATGGCAACTGGACACTTGTTGTTCTTGACGGTTGGGAAAGTGCAGACGACAGATTTATTGTTATGTCATCGTCCGCAAACAAACAGCTTATGGGCAACATTTTTTCTGACCGTATTCCGTTCTATGCTATGCACAATTTTGATGTTGACAAAGGCGTTTTGTCTATCACAGGCAAGGGCAGAATAGGCGCGGGATTTGGTAACTGGAAACATGTCGCAATGGTTCTTGACAGTGCCTCTGCTGTTACAGGTTGCACTGCACTCTAAAACACAGACAGGCGGGTAAAGAAATACCCGCTTTTATGCTTGGTTATGGTAGAGAGATAATCTTGTGGGTTCGTTTCCCACGCCGAGCTTTTAGAAGTCATAGGAGGGCTTGTCGAATGACGATACAAGAATTAAAGGACGCAGTAGCGAAGTTAGGATTTGAAGACGTTTTAGAGGACGACAAGCAATTTTATTTGACGGTTAATCGGTGTATTTTTCAAGTATCGAGGGTGCGCCCGGCAGTTTCGACTTTGAGGATAGACCATTTCCCAATTAAAAATCAATTAAACACGGTAGCTTCTGTTGTAGAGCGATACAGCGGTGAGGCTAAGTATTTCTATGGTTTAAAAGTTAAGGCTTATTATTTCGAGGCAGACGGCAACGGAACGGCAACGATTGAACGATTTGACGAGGACACGCAGGAATGGGTGACTGCTAAAATAATAACGCTTTCTTCAAGTCACAAGTTTAAGGCATACAAGGGTTTTGTGCTGAATGGTGAGGACTTTATCGAGGGCGAAGTAAGAATTAAGTTTAGCGGAAATTATGCGTATGGAATACGGAATGTTGCGTTTTTCGAGATTTTGACGAGTGCAGAAGAAACAGATGTGCCGACTTTTGAGGCGTACAGCAAATATGATTGTGGGGCATTGGTTAGCGATTTTCACGCTTTTGCGAGCCCGCCGATTTTTGACGACTTGGGGCAAGCGATTGAGCCGTATTACAAAATTGAGGGTAAGGATAAGTTGCTTTTACCACGAGAAAAGAGCGGTAGTTACATAATCAAGTACGAGCGAAAACCCACGCAGATAAGCGAGGCGGACGAATTGACGACCGAAATTGACCTTGACGACGATTTGGCGGCGATTTTGCCGAATTTGTGTGCGAGTTATATTTTGGCGGACGCAGAGCCACAAAAAGCGGAATATTATTTAGGACTTTACCGTGAACAGGTTCAAGAGATAGTGGTGAGGACGAGGAACATTGAGCCTATCGTTATGAAGTCTTGTAATAATTGGTGAAAAAATGGGAGTATTGACTGACAAAGTAAAAATCTATGACAGGACATATCGGGGATTGCGAGGCGTTGACTTTTCGAGCGACCACACGCAGGTTTTGCCGACAAGGTTTTCCTATTTACAAAATATGTACAAGGATTATCAATCAAGTCAAGGGATAGCGGTTGAAACGATTGCAGGGTATCGGAGGCGATTTGTCGCACCGCCGGAAATAGTGGACGGAAAGAATATAGCGGAAATTTACGGTGTTCACAAGTTGGAATACACGGTTGACGGACAAAAAAGGGTCAAGGTGCTTGTACACGCAGGAACAAAACTTTGGGAGTGGGCGAACTATCCGAAATCAGTCAATGTGGAAATGAGCGGAACATTGATTGTGCCGACAGCGACAAGCACGATTGACGGAATAGGAACATTTGATTTTACCGACCTTGAAATCACGGTTGCGGCGATTGTTTCAATTAAGACAGCGGACGGTACGGATATTACAGCCTCCGCAACGGTAACGGACGGGAACATAAGGATAATAAGCAGTCTTTTAGCGAAAGACGATGTTTTGGCGATTGTTTACAAAGAGGGAGTATTGGCGAGCGGTGACACGGCTTTATCTACCACAATGAACAAGCGAAAAAGTATTAGTTATGTTTTTGGGCAAACGCTTTATATATTAGACGGTAAGACATTTTACGAGTATGACGGTACAACATTAAAAACGAACGACAATGTTTATTTTCCGACCGTTGTAATAAATAAAAAGCAAGATGTAGACGAGGGAGCATTAAAAGAGCAGTACAACCTTAATAGCATAGCCTTTTATCATACTTTCATAGCAGACGGACAGACGACAAAATTTACTTTGAGCAATAAAATAACGGACTTATTTGACGAAATCGGCGTTGGCATATATGGTGTGTGGTATCAAAATAGAGTTCCAGAATATCCAAACTATTTAGCCTATACGGTTAATAAATATGAGCGAAGCATAACATTCCCGACACCGCCTAAATTACCGACAA